ATGAATTACAGTAAAGCAGAAGCTAATTATAATATGGGCTTTAACAACGGACATTTCAAGCAAGGAAAAGTATATAAATACAGATATGATAAGGAAAAAGAAAAAGTATTCGTAGTCACAGAAGAAGGAACGGAGCAAGATTTTTTCTATTCTGAATTTGATATGCTTTTTACTTTCTTGAAGAATTAAAAAAATTATTATATAATATAAATGTAAAAACAAAAAAACCTATTTTAAAGAAGGAGGCAGTAGCAGGTATGTGACGGTCATACACCTGCGAAAACCGCATGATTGATACTACATATTTTATGAATCGAGTAACGACAGAGTATAAGGTAAACGAAGAGAAGCGCACAGTGGTGTGCATCATGACAACGGTGAATGATGTTCCCCTGCGACTGGCTAAGTATGGTCTGGCAGATGAGGATTATGATGATATTGATCTCGACATCCGCACTTATAAGGGAATTGCGAAATGTGCACCTGGAGATATTTGGGATGAGACATATGGCAAGAGGCTGGCTGAATATAGGGCAGCCCATGCTCGACAGGTGGATGTTAATACTGAGCTAAAAGCTTATATTAATGGTATTTCTAAGTGCATTGATAATCTTTATGACCATGGTCTGATGAAGAACCCGCATAAACCGCAGGAGAAAAAATAGGAATGATATTACAGAAACATACAATAGATGAAGTCCCGCCAAAAAATACAGAACTATTAATGATTATTGATATTGGGCGAACGGATTATAATCTTTGGACTGTAGGAACTTGGGATGAAAATGGTTGGTGTTGTCCTTTTGATACAGTTGGCTATACGGTTATAGAATGGTATAAATTGCCGCCGCAAACAAAAGGCGAAGAAAACGAGAAAGATTATTCTTATCATCAGATGAGAATGGAAGAATTTTGGAATGACAAATGAAAATAACTTATTATGATAAATTTGCATTAACACCAAAGAGATGTAGTATTTGTAATAAACTTTTTTTGTTAGAGTGGTATAATTACAGAGTAAAATTTGTGGGAATTGAACAATATCCACTTGAATTACCAGTTTGTCATAGTTGCGGAGAGCAGTTAAAACCCTCTTGTACAATGTGCAAACATATTTATTATAATAGTAGTGAAGAAGTTTGCTGCACGGAAGAGGAAAATAATAGATGTAATTTTGCTACTCGTCCGCGCTATGAAGAAAGACCTAAAGCGCCTGAAAATTGAATAGATGGTAAAAGGTTAAAAACATTTTTTAATAAATTATATAATTATCGCGGCGAAGCTGTAATTAGAACTATTGAGGATGCAATCAATGATAAATGGGAAGACGCGGAGCCTATTAATCAGTGGAGAGAGTTGATAAAATAATGGGAAGAGGAAGAAAATTAAAAGATTATACGGGTCAAATATGTGGATGTTGGAAAGTAGTTGAAAGAGACTATTTTCCAACTTCTAGTTCACATGAAACTTTTTGGAAATGTGAATGTTTAAATTGTGGTAATAAAGCTAGTGTAAGAAAGACTGATTTGGATAAAAATCCTATTAGTTGTAATAATTGCAAAGGAAAACAATTAGAAAAATATCCAATTAATATTGGAGATAAATTTGGTTTATTAACTGTAATAGATAGACCAAGAAATCCTTATTCAACAACAAAATGTAAATGTGCTTGTGGAAATATTATTAATGTAAGAAAAAGTCATTTATTAGGATTAAATAGACATTCAAAAACTATTTCATGCGGATGTGCGACAAAAACCGCGGGCGAAATTAAAATAGAACAAATTTTAAAAACAGCAGGAATACAATATCAAAGTCAATATCGGATACGAGAATTTAATATATCTGCACCTTTTGATTATGCTATTTTTAATCAAGAAACTTTATTATGTTTAATTGAGTATGATGGAGAACAGCATTTTAAGCCAATAGAATTTTTTGGTGGAGAAGAAGCTTTTCAAAAACAACAGGAAAGAGATCAAAAGAAGGACGAATGGTGTAAAGAAAATAATATTCCACTTTTAAGGATCCCATATACTGATTATGAGCAGTTGGATGCGGAGTACCTTTTTTCTAAAATTCCCAAAATTGGAGGAGAGAGTAATTTCGCTTTTTCGATTTGAAAATCAACTTGGAGAGAGTTTTGTCGAGCACAAAGTGTTTTTCAAAAAATAAAAAAATTTTATCCCAAATATCACCCCGGGGTATTTATGACTAGCTTGACTAATTTGAACGGGCCTTGAATCAAATGACACGGGGAGGATATTATAAATACTCCAATCCGCCTAACAAACAAAACAAAAGATATAACTAAATAGATAGTTGATCGACAAAGATGATGAAGCAAAATAAATTATTTTATCATCTTTTTCTTTACTTAAACAAAAGAAATACAATAACATTGATTCACCACATGCACTTGCTTGGGCGGCGAGCGGACGCTTGGCGCCGAGGCATCCTTTGTAAGTAGTGTTGCAGCTTTTCTTTCTTGGATTCTGTCCAACAGCTCATGCTTGATTTTTCCTATAATTTATGATAAAATATATTTATAAGAAAACTAAAGGAGAGCAAAAGCAATGAGGGAGTGTGTGATAACTGTAACCTTTGTCAATGGCCAAGTAATGAACCGTACAACAGCAAATCAATATTTTGCTCAACATTTAATGAAGATGTTTGTTAAGCATGATAGGGGTGGCAGATGTGCGGATGAAGATAGTCAGAGGTAAAGAGAGGTAGACAGAGCCAGGTCAATGGCTAAGCCAATGAGATCAACACAACAAACAAACGATCAACACAACAACATAATAATAAACAATAAGATAAATAAATAATAATAACAATAGAATAGATACATAGATAGTATGTAGGTAGGTAGGTAGAGGGGCGCGGCGGTGCGCGGTGTAGTACGTCATTAACCACAGAGTATTTACCTAAGTAATACCAGTTCTATTTAGCTAGTAAGCACCGGTTGCCGCACACTTCACCGCACTAAACCGCAACAGTATTAAAGTATTTTATCTTCTTTCTTTTCTATTATTTTAAATAAGAAGGTAAAGAGAGAGAAAAAGAAAATCCTAAAATTATTTTTAAAAAACACTTGACTTTTTAAAGTAAGTATGTTATACTAGTATCATCAAGGAAAGGGAGAGAGGTAAGAGCCATGACAAAGAGACAGATGTGGAGAGTAAGAGAGATAGCAAAGAACATTACATTGATAATAATACTTGTTGTTATGTTCTGTTGGTGCTCATGGTATGAGACACACTATACAAGAGAAGCAACAGTGATTGATGTAACAGATAACATCATTACAGTTGTTGATAGATGTAATTACACATGGTCATTCGAAGGAGATGGTTTTAATGTAGATGATAAAGTTAAGTTAACGATGGATACAATGCATACTGATTCTAATATCTTCGATGATGAAATAGAAGATGCAAAGATAATTAATAAATAAAGAAAGGGAACAAATACTATGAAGATACTATACACAACAAAAGAAGCATTCAACAGAGCAAAGAAGTTCTTTGATGCTTGTCAATACGAATGGTCTTATGAAGATCAAGGGAATGATAATTACTTAGTTACAATCTTTTATTAAAAAACTTGTGAAAAACTATTGACAAGACAGACTGGTTGTGGTATACTTAAACCATCAAAAGAAAGGAGATGTAAACCATGATTAATAACCTTCCCACCTACGCTAATGAATACAAGTACATTGTTGCTCGCAGAGTTGATGGAGAGCTCTGGTTCTGGGGCGCTTGGAATGACCGCGACAAAGCAAATGAAGTTGCTATCGAGATTGGCGGTGAAGTGGTCACTAATGAGTGACCACCAAATAAAAAAAATTTTTAAAAGAGGGTTGACAAAAACCGGAACATCTGTTATAATTAAATCATCAAAAGAAAGGAGAACAAAACAATGACAAGAGAAGAAATGCTGACAGAGGTTATTAGAACAAGAGGTTTTGAAGATAAGTGGACAATTTGGTTTTCGGAGCTGATGGAGAATGAAACAATCTCTGATAATATTTTACAAAATGCAATGGTTGCGACGATTACAATGCCTTTTGATGATGAAGATGAGGATGAATAATCCTCATCTTTTTTTTATGCGCGGCGCGCTGGCGTCCGGGCCAGCGCGTTTTTCCATTATACCATACCTTTCAACTTTTGTCAATAGGCAAATTGCACAAAGTTTTAATTAAAAAATATCCCAAAATTTGTGCAAAATAACAATAGAATTTTTTCAAAAACCACTTGCGCTTTCCGGTCGCCTGTGATATACTCATATCATCAAGAAAGAGGAGAACACAAACGATGATGAACACAAGCCTTTTTGAAAAGATGATTAGTCGTTACAACGAGCTTTCCTATACTCATAACTACATTTACGGATTTTATTTTCAGAACAATGTCTACATGGTAGAAACAACGTCGGAAGTTATGCCTTATATTCTGAAACTTGATAAGGCAAGTCGTGGAGCGGGCTACAGTTTAAGATTTTGTCCAACTAATACACAGAAAGCATTTTTAATAACGAAAGGCGCACAAATTCTTTGTTCCAAAAGGCTTTTTGAAACAATCACAAAAGAGAGCAAATACAATAAGGGTGAAATCTTCGAAAAGATGGTAACAGAATTTTACGGTCAGGAATGGACAAAAGACAATGTACCATTTACAGAAGATGGAGACTTGACAACAAACGGAATTGCTTATCAAATCAAATTTG